CATTGAAAGATAACAACAACACGATACCAACAAATGAATTATACACAGCAGGTACTAAGAGAACCGTTGACATAACAATGGCAGGGCTTCCTAGTGTTATTGATGGTACTTTAGATGGTCAAGCAAAGGCAACTGGCAGTGTTGAGATAGATTCTGTATCTAAATCAACTATACAGGCATATGATACAACAAAGAGACTGACTATACCATCGACTAGTTCCCTATCATTGAACTTCTATTTCTTCGACCACAGTTCAGATACAAATGTTGCACTTAATGGAAGACCGTTAACCAATTCATTTTTCGATGGAGACGAATTGAATGGTAGTTATTCAGGGACTGATATCGCTGTCATAAGCAGCACAAACACATCAGCGGGTTTCGCTGCGGCGTTGAATGCTGCTATAAATTTCAACAACAACACAAACTTACACTCAGGAAACTTCGATATAGACTCTAATGTAAATTTGAGTAATTCGAGCAAGGTAGATTTAGAAGCAGATACATTCGGAACTGCCTACAATCAAGGTATTGTGGAGGGAAGCGCACATACGATGACTGTGACAGGATTCTCAGGTGGAGCCAGTGGTGTTGTTGAACAATACCTCACAATAACGATGAAGACCAGTTCTTCCAACACAGTCACAAAGAGATTCAAGTATTTCACTGGGTCTGCTTCAGATAACGGTACAACGACAACAGTAGGTAGTAATCCTAGTATTACTGTACATAAAGTAATCATAGATAGTGATGAAGATGGCACTGCTACTAGACTCATAAATGCCATCAACACAGCATTCGCTAACACCGAAGCAGTTGCTAGTAAACCTAGTACAAATGTCGTGAGAGTAGAGCAGCAATACGTCGGTAGTGGCTTTGGCTCAGGCAGTTCCGTATCAGAGACAAGCGCATACAACAGCGATACGCTGCACACTATAGGCTCCTTCACATCAGGAACACAAGCCTCAGACACAACATACAACAAGTTCATCAAGATAAACAACAGTTATTTCTCTCCATGTGATAGTGTATCATTAGCAGGAACGACCAAGACGATAACCGACGGCTCAGGCACTGTCACCTCTAGGCTCTTTAGAGCAGACTCAAGTGTAGCAAATACTGTCACTGACATCGTGAATCGGATAGACACGGATGTCAGCAACAACGGCTCTTCGATAATAACATCGTCTAACACATCTACAGGAGTGATTAATTTCGAGTTGAATGACTTCACTCCTACTATGACCTTAACAACTAATCTAACAAATACGTCAGAGACAGGTATTAGTGGTGGTCAGGAACTTACAGCCTTTATCTCGATAACAGATGCTGCTGGTGTAGAGAGAAAATACAAACCTGCTGTGGATGAGAACACTGCCGCTAGTGATGGAACATATGTTTTCTTCGAGGCATCCTCTGATACCGCCGCAACTGCTGCTCAGTTGGAGTTGGCAATAGAGAGCGCGAATGGTCACAATGGCTCACTTACTGTCAATAGGTCAAATAGCACTCTGACACTGACAGTGACGACTAATGGTACTAATGAGACAATGAGCCTAGACAATACCAACATCACATCCTCCAATGTCACATTGACTGCATTCGCTGGTGCGCCGAATACCGTCACCGTATCGCAGAGTCAGACGGGATTGTTGGGTGCTGGAAACAAGATATACGATAGCAGTGGCACATTCATCGATACTGTAGCAAGTGTCAATGGCACACAGATAACACTGTCAAACGCACAGTCATCCATAACAAGCACCATATACAAAGAGCAACCTAAAGAGGCATTCTACGTCAATAGCCTGTACAAAGTATCCTGCGTATTGGAGAAGAGTGGTAGATTGAGACTATTCTTGAATAACGCTATGATTGCTGAGACAGTAGTGCCAAACTTCTCATTTGACATGACGAATGAGGATTGCTTCATTGCACAGGATGGGACGAATGTAAGCACTCAGTTCATGGGAGAGTTGTATGAGATAGCAATGAAGAAGGGAGCGCAGCCATCTGCTTCTCTACATACACTAGAACCCGGATACAGTGACATTATCTTCTACTATAGGTTTGGTGATGAGTAATGTCTGCTGCGGTGAATATACTCAACGCCGGAGTAAATGAAAGCACAGTGTCATACAACGCATCTGCTATAGCAGCATTAGATTCGGGTGAGAGAGCAAATGTATTCACTGAGGTATCTGTGACTCCCACAATCAAGACAACGGGCCTATCGACTGTGGCGAACAAGTCATTCATAGAGATACGAAAGACTGCTACTTTCTCTAGTGATACCGCTGGTACAGCAATTGGTGGTTCTTTCCACAACAGGCTCTATCCAGCAAGCAGTACGATATCTCAAAGAGCCAAGAATAAAGAAGAAACAAAGTCATTCAGGATAAAGACATTTGACTCAGATGAGAATGCAAGCAATGATACGAATAGAAAGTTCACGTACACAGAATTAGACCTAGAGGATTTTGACTACTTCGTTCTAATCAACCCTGAGATTGTAGGTGAGGCAAACACTACCATAGTCAAACCGCACTTCGCTAGGATAACCGCTGTCATAGGAATAGATGAGTTTGGTGACGGGATAGAGTTTGAACCTGCATATCCCACTGTGATACCAAAGGACACCAACTTCGAGATATACAAGGGACCAGCCAAGACGGATACCAGCATAGTAGCAGTATCATATGGTCTAGAGGGAGATGCAGATGCGAATACGAACAAGTATGATGTCGTGAATACAATCAGCATACCCACTGCCTACTTCTACAACGAGAGGCTGCATGAGGACAATCAGTTGGATTACGAGACTAAGTATGCCTTCCTCTATAAGAACAAGAATGCATCTGCTGAGACAGACCAAGACTCTTGGTTCATGACAGAGGCCAAGTTCGATAGAACGATACAGAACCTAGGAAGAAAGACACTGGATGCTGTTCTAGTGGATAAGACGAAGGATGATGCTACAGATTATGCTCCACTAAACCAAACTGGCTTCCTGAACGATTTCTATAGGGATGCCAGTGGTGATGTCAGGAGATACATCTACTTCGACAAGAAGGAGTTCAAGAATAGTAGAATACCATCTACTATGCAAGTGGTCACAAACGCTCCTAAGAACAGACTCAGTAAGTTTGGTAGTGTAAAATTCACAGACAATGCAGGTATAGCACATCTAAAATATAGAGAAGAAGATGAGTTGTATATTAGAAATGGGATATTCAACAGTAGTATTCAAACGATAAAATCTCCATTCAACGCTACTCATGATGCTAGTAATGTCATTGAGATACTCGATATGGATGATGAGTATGATGTCAAAGCACTATTGAGCGTAAACTCGATGTTGGAGATAGATGGGTATCACTATATCGTGAATACGATAGCGGCAAAGTCAGGTGGAACACAAGCCATAACAACGAAGGCTAGGAAACTGACTACTGCAAATACGTTCACTACCACGAATACTGTGCATTCATTCACCAATAAGGAAGTCAGATATGCGCCATTCACATTATCCACTTCAGGAAAGCACAGACTGAACACCACTTTCGCATCTGACACCAAAATAAAGGTCAATGAGTCTGATAGAATAACCCTTGATGATAGAACCATAGCAAAGGAGAACACTACGATATACAACAGTAAATTGTCTACTGCCAACAATACCTCATTCTACATTGATTTAGAGAAGGGGGATGCAGTACACAAGTACATCGAGTTCGCAAACAATGCTACGAATTACTACCAAAGTGACTATCCCTTCATGTATTATCTCTCAGGCGGATACACACTTCATGAGACAGTGTTTGAGGGATTTATTGAGGATGCTGAGAGTAAGAATGAGAATGGATTACTATCATTCCAACTGACAGGAAGAGATGAGATTGGTGATTTACTAAGCACCGCTATAACTAGAAATCTAAATTTCACTAATGACATTGTATATTCGACAAGCAACCCAACTGTCGAATCCACATTGACTAATTTCACAACCGGGACTATTGCATCTTCAGGAAATATCGCAGTTGGCGATACATCATTCACCACCACTGCTAACCTATCAGTTAGTGCGGGAGATTTAGTGTATAATCAAAGCACACCATTTCAACTGATAGGTGAGGTTTTATCGGTAAATGGTGCTGGAACCACGATTACGCTAGTGATGCCAGCACTGCATACCACGACTAGCAGCAATGTGTCAATCTACAAAAACACAAAGAGCATCTCAGGGTTGAAGGCATTATCCTCCAATACATTAGAAACAAACCGAACAACTGACTTTTCAAGCATATCAGGTAGGGGACTAGTATACTCCACAGGTAAAGACACTTCAGGTGATTCACTGGTTTCTACATCTGATACTGGATTGTACTCGAAAGATGGAACATTAGGATATCATATCTCTAGGACAGATTCAGTAAATGGTGATTCTACACATCTTTTATCTGTAGGTGTCGATGATGGTTTTGAGTCTGTGGTTCAGATAAATAGAACGTTCAACACAGAGAGTCTATCAGTGGTAAGTATTGAAAATATTGAAGACAACAATAATCTCGTTAGACTCGCTCCCTCTCTCCCAGTCGTACTGGGTAGGTTGGACAACGGTAAGTTTTACCATATAAATACAAATATACCGCTAGGAGGCTATCTGCATAAACTAGTTAATAACAGTGCTAATAGTCCTAAGTCAGAGGACTTCTATCGCTATTACAATGCTAACAGATTTAATCCGGGTGCATTAAATTACACACATAGCAGCATATACGCAGATGCATCCAGTACAACTCAGAAGATTTCAGGCTACTCTGATTTAGTTCATTTCAGTGATGATGTAAGTAGTGTCACTAGTAATTACACCACTAGTTCAAACTCTTCTTCACCATTGACCGCTAATGTGACCGCTGGTTCTAATCATGTACCTAAAGAGATACATTTCGGTGGTTCGGTGAGAGAAGAGCCACTATCAGCACTGACACAGATAGACAGGAGAACAATACCATACGAGTTGTATGGGTTAGGAGATATTCTTCCATTCTCATACAAGAGAGCAAACTCACTAGGTAGGTCTGCACAAGGGATGGCGAACTTCGGCTTAATGTTTGAGGATGATAAGGTAGGCACTGGGACTGAGATAACACACACCAACTATACTGAGAAGACGAAATATAGAACTAAATCAGATAGAAACTATGACTTCTCTACAATTAGTTCTGCTTCGATAGACACTAATGCAATGAGAAGATGGGGAGTGATGAGGCTCGTTGAGGCTACATTTGACTGGCACTTCAACCCGGTGGATGCAGAGTCTATCCCAAAGACCTCCGATATTGCTAAGGTGAAATATCCTCTTTATTATAGACACACTGAACCTACAGGGTCATACAATGTCACAGCAAATGGTTCTGATATAACCATATCAACACAGACATCATTCGTCAGTGGAGATTCAGTATATCTTTCGGATGGTAGGCTAGTAGCAGTCATCAATGGAACACTTACTAATGTGACATCATTAACAAGTAGCAACACATCCTATATTGATTCATCAAAAATAACTGGTACGGTTGCGGGTAAAACTGTCAAAATAAATGCATCTAAGATAGTTCATGATGATGGTGATGGGTTGAATGGTGACGACGATACCACTGAGGGGACTTATGTATACATAGATAATCTCACAGAGACAGATAATCTACAGACTCTCATAGATGTACATCTTCTCTCCCCGATAATAAATAGAGATTATCTAATATACACAGAACATGACCATTTCACAAAACCTCCTAATGTAGTTCTACCTCTTTGGACACAGTTCAACACCAGTATAGCCGATGTAGATGCAGGTGTCTCAACAGATACTACTTTCGCTACTAGTGATGACTATCCTTCCTTATACCCGATAAATAGAATGGTTAGTTCGTTTATACATACATCCAAAGTAATACATGCAATTTTGCATACTAAACCGGATAGACAAGGAACAGTAGCGAACTCAAGATACGTTTCTCATGCGTTGACGCATTTCGATATAGAAGGTGACAAGCACCTCTATGAGAATTGTAGGTTGCAGTTCACTGACTTTAAATCAGCAATACAAAGAACAGATAATGTTCGTAAACCAACCCTTACTTCATCAGATATTTTACTAACAGACATATCAGGAAGTGCTGATGCGACTGATGTGAATGATATTTTCTCGTTCTATCCATCTCAAACGCTGATGACTCTAGGTTATGTATGGAAGAATGAGGCGAGTAAATCACTTACTGCCGGTACTAATGAAGACGGAAGTAGTATTGCTCAAACACAATCATTCGTAGCACCAGCAACCACAACATCGGATTATGTCAATGAAGGTAAATCAGACTACAGGGATATGACAAATAAGAGTAATCTCACACCATCAGATAGTAAGGGACAAGCATACAGGGCGCAGATGTTTGTCAAACCGATACTCACGATGTCGGGTAGTGGTAGTTCGGTGCAGAAGAATATGAACAGTTCCACTGATGCTATTTGGTTGGAGTTTGTTCCCAATCTGACAGGGTACTATGTCGTCAGGGACTTTGAAGGCACTACCTCTCAAATAGCCAAGATAACAAATCATACGAGGACGGTATCAAATAACATCGCCACACACACCCTGACATTTGACAACACCATAATGGCAGCAGACTATAGAATAATGCGAGTTGCAGAGACTACCTTTGAGGATACGCCTAACAAGATAGAGTTCAACAAATTATTCGATACAGGGCTACAATACGATAGAGTAGCGCAGGACTTGCGACACTCTGAGAGAAGGGACCAAAAGACGAAGTATCAGGAAGGGATACATTCTATGTTCCTGTTCGTAGATATTGATAATCTAGATAATTCTAATCAAAAGCACATAGATAGGAGAGACATAACTCAGTTAGACAATGTATTCACGAATGGCGAGCAAATACAGGCTTATGTCACAGATGGCAAGAATACATCTGAGAAAACAGTCACAATAGATACCACAGGAAATGACTTCAGTATATCATACGATGGAAAGTTGAGTGGTGATGGAGTGGTATCCTTCGGTGAAATATTCGATGTAGTTATTCCAAAGAGACTCAACATAAACCCTGTTAATGCATATCTAGGGACTACGATATCAATTGGTTCAGAGGTCGAGACTGAGATAACAGATATACTCAAGGAAATAGAATTAGATTTGGATGCAGAACAATCTCTAAGAGAATACACAGGAGCGATAGTGAATAATCCAACTGCAAGTTCAACCACGATAACGTACACCGGAACAACAGATATCGCAGTAGATGATGTTCTATATACACATGAAGGATTCCTACTAGGTAAGGTTTCTAACATAACATCAACCACGATAACATTCGATTCAAAGGAATTTATTCCTGCACAGTATGATGAGATAATCCGAAGAAATAAGAAGACATTCATCTCACTCGCCAATTTCAATGATGTGGATGCATTTTCGGTAATCAACTATCTAGCGTCTAAGAAGGGGTTAGATTACACAATAGAAAACAAGAAGATGATTATCAAGAGACTAGATGATGACTATGGATTGAGGACGTATCAACTAGACTATCTCACTAATAATAGAATAACTAAGGTGGATAGCAACAGAAGCCTGTTTGATAAGGCTAACAAAGTCATAGTGATAGGTGACGCAGTGAGAGCGGAGGCTGAAGTACCAACCAAGAAGAGAACGAGGGAAGTCGTTGTGGTAGAGCCTAACATAAAATCACTCAATGATGCTAGAATAAAGGCAGAACAGACATTGAGAACCCTACAGTCAGATGCTAGGAAAGTCAAGATACAGGTTCAGAAAGAAGGTATAGAACTAATCAAACCCGGAGACATAGTTAGCCTAGACTTCCCTAACCACGATATTCCAAAGGCAGACTACCAAGTATTCGAGATTGAGAATGCACTGACTTCTTTAGTCACATTATCGGTGAATACCTTCAATAAATCAATCGCTGAAAGACTAAGCGAACTTGGTGTTGAACAAAAGGTAGGTATTGGGAAGATACTGACTAGAAACTCTGAGCAAGAGGTCATCGGTAAGTTGTTCTTCGACACTGTAAACATAAATAACATCAGCGTGAAATACCAAATATCGAGGAACGAGAATGCATTGGGATTCAATAACACATTAGGATTCAACAGTCAACTAGGATTAGACATAACAGATGAGACACCACATATTACGGAGAGGGATGAGTAATGATAGTAAACGATGGGAAGGACAACTTAGCAAGTCTGCTTGCTAGTAATTACACTAAGATAAGAATAGGTGATGGCTCTGATGGCACTGCTGCATCACAAGAGAAACTAGACCATGAAGTAGGTACGGAAAAGACAGTCACGCCAACAAGAGTAAATAATCTTCTTACATGGAATGTGACATATACGGGGGCTGAACTGCCTCCAAGTGGTGCAACGGAGTTGGGTGTGTTCAATAGCAGTGGTATTATGTTGACTAGGGTGACATTCAAATCAACTGGGCCTGTTGCGGCAGGTGATAGTGTGACGTTCACAGTCAAGTTGGAGGTGGCCTAATGACGGATTTTAATGGAACAGTAGGGTCAGGCGCGATAAAGCACATTACTGGTTTGAACAGCCTAGCAGTTATTGATGACAATACTGATTCAATGCATACTGGTATCATTCAGTATCTCAATGCCGCTGCTGCTGGTAATCATGTGGTTGACGGGATGACAATCACACAAAGCGATGCTGGAACTTTTACTAGATTTACCGTCTCTGCTGGTAGTTATTTTCAGAATCATGTGCTAAAATCATTCAGTCAGGCCACAAAAGACCTTGATGCCAACTTCAATGCTGCTGATTTTACATACTACATATTCCTAGTAGTGGATTCAAGTGGCTCCTTGCAGTTAAGAGGCAATGAGTCAGATGGTGCATCTGAGACTGATGTGGGTAATCTATCTGATGGAGACATACCGATAGCACTCATAGAGATAAACAAGGCTTCAGCAGACGATGCTACAGACAGAAAGATACAGCATTATGGTGCAACAGCCAAAAGCAGAGGATTTAGCGTCACAGATGCCAATGGAAATGAAGTCCTACAACTGAAGCCTGACGGTACTCTAGTAAATAGTGGTGGAACACTTACCCTACCCAGTGCTACAGATACATTAGTTGGTAGAGCCACTACTGATACATTGACTAACAAGACCATAAGTGGCTCATCCAATACCATAACAAACATACCAAACTCAGCATTGTCAGGAGTAAACTTCACTGTATCTGATGGCTCAAACTCATCTACAGTCGCCCTAGGAGAGACAATAACAATACAAGGAACCAGCAATGAGGTAGAAGTCGCTGAGAGCAGCAAGACATTCACAATAGGTCTACCATCATCTATCACCGCAAACGTCACAGGGGCTTTGACAGGCAATGCAGATACTGCTACAACAGCAACCACTGCAACTACCGCCACGACTGCGACAAACATCACAGTATCTGCCAATAACTCAACAGATGAGACAGTGTTCCCATTGTTCGTTGATGGTGCTACAGGTGGGCAAGGTGCAGAGACAGATACGGGATTCACATACAATCCATCCACAGGTATGTTGACAGCAACTGGTTTCACAGGTGCTTTGACTGGAAATGCAAGCACTGCCACACAATTAGCCAATGCTAGAAACTTCTCTATTACTGGTGATATAACTGCAAGCGCAATCAGTTTCAACGGCACTGGTGCTGTGGAATTGGATGCCACCATAGACAATAACAGCGTAGCACTTGGAACAAAGACCACAGGCTCATATGTCGCTCAAGGGGCTACATCAGGAAATGGTATTAGCGGTGCTGTAAATACAGAGGGAGGAACATTCACTGTCACATCCAATGCTACGAATGCGAATACAGCAAGCACCATAGTATTCAGAGACAGCAACGGTGATTTCAGTGCTGGAACAATCAGTGCTGCATTGACAGGCAATGTGACAGGAAACGTCACAGGAACAGTCAGTTCTCTATCCAATCATGATACTGGTGACTTGGCAGAGGGAACCAACAAGTATCTGACTCTCGCTAACTTGAAGTCGCAACTCAACGCAAGTATGCCTTCTAATGCGCTTACCATTGGCGATAGCGATGATACAATCACTATTCCCGGTAGTTTAGTTGTCACAGGAACAACTACAACAGCAAGTGTTGAGACAGTAAGCACAAGCAACGGAATTGTCTTTGAGGGGTCCACTGCTGATAATAATGAGACAACTCTAGTCGGTGGTAATCCATCAGGAGACATAACGATAACACTACCAACAACAGCAGGTACTGTTGCACTAACAACTAGTGACATAAGCGGTAATGCTGCTACTGCAACTCAGTGGGCAAATGCTAGAACGATAACCTTGGGTACTGATTTATCGGGTTCTGTGTCAATAGACGGCACTGGTGATGTCACTCTCAATGCGACAATAGCCGCAGATAGCGTTGCTCTAGGAACAGATACCACAGGTAATTATGTCGCTTCAATCACAAATGGAGGTTTCCTCACTGGTGGAAATGGTGGAAGTGAGGGAGCAGCACTGACCCTAGCAGTCGATGCTACAAACTTGAATACTGCATCAAAGGTAGTCGCTAGAGATTCAAGTGGAAACTTCTCTGCTGGCACTATAACTGCTACACTATCAGGAAACGCATCTACTGCAACTCAGGTAGCAAACCTGAACAATCACGATACAGATGACTTGAGTGAGGGTAGCAATCTCTACCATACGACTGAGAGAGTGCAAGATGTAGTTGGTGGGCAGTTTGTCACAAATGGAAGCCATACCAACATAACAGCAGCATATGATGATAATGGTGATGGTGCTATTGACCTATCCATAACAGATGGCACAATAAGAGGAAAGATAAGCGTCACAGACTCAGGTGGCGATGGTTCCCTAGCATACAACAACTCTACTGGTGTAATTACCTACACTGGCCCATCTGCATCAGATGTAAGGGCGCATTTCAGTGCTGGTACTGGTGTGGGGATAAGTTCAGGAGAGATATCCATAGGACAGGCAGTTGCCACAAACAGCAACGTACAGTTCGGAACGATAACTGGAACTACAATAACAGGTAGTAGTATCGTTAAGAGCGGTGGGAGTTCCTCTGAGTTCTTGAAGGCAGATGGCAGTGTTGACTCAAGCACATATCTCACGGCTCACCCTAATATCAGCGGGGCTTCAACTGTATCAGCATCTACAGCCACTTTCATCGACGGATTAACTTTTGACAGTAATGGTCATGTCACCGCAACAAGCACATCAACTGCTCTGATTGGTGTCACTGATGGTAATCTGATAGACACTAGTACAACAAACGGAAACGTCACGATAGCCGTTGATTTGAGTGAATTAACAGATATGACTGAGAGCGTAGATAAGACACAGGATGAGTTAGTCATATTGGACAATGGCTCACAGAAAAGAAAACTAATATCGGAGATACCAATATCTGCACTGAACAATGACGGTAGTGCATTGAACCCTGCTAACTTCTCAGAGAAGAGCAGTTTCGACCACACAGGAGGGGCAGTGACAAATGAGGATACTTTCATCATAGCAGATACCGCTGCATCAAATGCAGGTAAGAGAATACTTGCTGGTAATATTCCTCTATCTGCTTTCAATAATGATAGTGGATTTACAACTAACAATGGCGATATAACGGCAATTGTATCGGGTACTGGTTTGACTGGTGGAGATACGAGTGGTTCTGTCACACTGAATGTGGACCTCTCTGACCTAACCACTTCCACTAGTGATGGAGATGGTGATTTCTTCATCGTTGTTGATTCATCCAACGCACAGAAGAAACTGACAAAGGGCAACATCAACCTCTCAGGATTCAACAATGATAGTGGATTCCTCACTGCTCACCCGAATATATCAGCAGCGAGTAGTAGCGATAACTCAGGAAGAACATACATACAGGATTTGACACTTGACTCGAATGGTCATGTCACAGGTATAGCGACAGCGACAGAGACAGTCACGAACTCATTCAGAACAGTATCAGTAGATACAAATGGAGATGGAAGTGCTAATAACACATTAGGAGCGAGCGAGACTCTAACTCTAAAGAAAGGCTCAAACATAACACTAGCAGAAGCAAGTGGAGTAATCACAATAAGTTCTACAGATACTAATACGAATCAATTAACCACATTCAATATTGGTGTAGATACAAACACAAATTCTACGACTATTGCTCACAATGAAACTCTAACATTTACTGGTGGCACTGGTATCTCAACAGAAACTACTGCTGATGGAACTGTGACGATAACGAATGATTCTCCACACGTTGCAACGAACTTAGGAAGCACAACCGCCACCGGTCAAATTACCATTACAAGTAGTACAGGAAACAATGTAGTCATTGGAGAAGCAACTGGTAGTATTGCTGGATTAATGTCAACTACTCATCATGATAAGTTGGATGCCATCGAAGCATCTGCTGATGTCACAGATACGGCTAACGTCACTGCCGCAGGTGCATTGATGGATTCAGAGGTGAGCAATCTCGCATTTGTGAAAGGATTGACATCGGGAATATCAGATGGGAATGTATTAGTCGCTGACTCCAATGTGGCAGATGATGATTTTCTAAGAGTTGCTGGAACATCCATCGAAGGCAGAAGCGCAACAGAGGTAAGGAGCGATTTAGGTTTAGGTGCTGCCGCTTTGAAAGCAGTCGCTACTGATGGCACTAGTGGAGTAGCAAACGGAGAATCAGGTCTAGTCACTGGTAATGCTGTCTTTGACTACATAGAGGCACAGAACTTTGCTTCTTCAGGGGCATCTAACTTCGTTGTTGGAGACATCACAGGACAGGCAGAATTGTCAAGTGGGCTTGAATCCACTGATGAACTAGTATTGAGTGATGGTGGTTCTCTTGCGAGAATGGACATCTCCGTTCTACAATCATATATGCAGAGCAATCTGACATTTACCACTGATACCAACACGTTCCGAACTGTGACAGCAGGAGGAAATACATTAGGTGGGTCAGAGACACTAGCCTTCACTGCTGGCTCCAATGTGACAATAACAGAAAGCGGGGGAGCAGTGACTATTGCCTCAACTGACACTAACACACAGTTGACATTACTAGACGAAGACAATATGAGTTCAAACAGCGCAACTGCTGCTGCTAGTCAACAGTCAATCAAAGCATATGTAGATGCGGAAGTTGCAGGGCTTGTAGACTCAGCACCATCTGCTCTAAACACACTTAACGAACTTGCTGCTGCTCTTGGTGATGATGCTTCCTTCTCAACAACAACCGCTACATCATTAGGAAACAGATTGAGAGTTGACGTTAGTAATCAAGGACTTACTTCTACTCAACAAGGAAATGCTTTGACGAATCTAGGCATCACTGCTTCATTAGCAGAAATAAACATACTAGACGATGGGCTTGCAGCAAGTGATATACCAAACCTAGCGGCTTCTAAAATTACTAGTGGAACACTAGGAACTGCTAGGATACCAAATCTTGCTACAAGCAAAATCACATCAGGTACATTCGCAGATGCAAGAGTAGCGGAGAGCAACGTGACTCAGCATCTAGCAGTTGGTTCAGGTGGAGGTATCGGTCTATCAGGTAAGACATTCTCACTAGACATTGATGGAATGACTGACATTGGAGCAGCATTGGTAGATGCAGATTTATTCATCGTAGATGATGGGGCTGATGGAACTAACAGAAAGGCTACGATGTCTAGATTAAAGACATACATGCAAAATAATCTTACTTTTACTACGAATACGAATACGAACCAATTGACCACCTTTACTTTGACTGGTGATTCGGGGAGCGACCAAACTATTGCTCATGGTAATACCCTTGATATTGCTGGCGGTACAGGTATAACTACAACAGTCGGTGCTACAGATACGTTAACAGTCGCTATTGACGCTGCTCAAACAGGAATTACTTCCGCACTAAATACAAGTCTAGTGGTCGGTAGGGATGCTGATAACCAAATTAAGTTCTCCACTGATGACCAAATAATATTCAGGGTTGGAGCAGGAGATGGTGTCACTTTCAAGGCATCAGGAGAAATAGAAGCAACTAGCCTAGATATCAGTGGGGATGTAGATGTCGATGGTACTTTAGAAGCCGATGCGATAACTCTTGGTGGTACGGCAGTTGCAGTATCAGGTGGTGCTTTCCATGACGGCTTCTCTGACTTCGTTGCCAACGAACACATAGACCATACCAGCGTGTCTATAGTTGCAGGTGATGGATTAACTGGTGGAGGAACTATCGCCTCTAGTAGAACTCTTGCTGTTGGTGCTGGAACTGGAATAGATGTAGCAGCAGATGCGATATCTGTGGATGTATCTGACTTCATGACCAACGGCTCAAACAACAGAATTCTCACCGCCACTGGAACAGATGCGATGAACGCAGAGGCGAACCTCACCTTCGATGGTAGCACTCTAGCAGTCACAGGAGCATTAACAGCCACAACCAAGTCTTTCGATATAGAACATCCAACGAAAGAAGGAATGAGATTACATCATGGTTCTCTTGAGGGACCGGAGCATGGTGTCTATATCAGAGGTAGATTGGAAGGAAATGAGATTGACCTGCCTGATTACTGGCTAGGCTTGGTGGATGATGATACCATCACAGTTCAACTCACACCAAACAAGGGATTCCAGCAGATTTATGTCGAGGACATATCAGACAATAAGGTGTACGTCGGCACACAGAGCGACAAACCTATTGATTGCTTCTACTTCATACAGGCAGAAAGAAAGGACATTGACAGAATGGAGGTCGAGTATTAATGGCAAATAGCGATAAGGACATCAAGATTACACCAAATACAGGGGAGTCTGCTTCGCCTAAGATAGAGGTGACAGGTGCGGATAACGCAACCAAGACCATAACGATAAACGATGATGGCACTATATCGTTTGACTCCACTATAGCAGCGACTTCAGGCTCAGTGGCAAATGGAAATGCGAATCTAGTCACAGGAGATGCGGTATTCGATTATATTGCAGCACAGGGATTTACTACGAATACAGGTGACATAACAGGAGTTGACTTGACCGGTGGTACAGGTGTGACCATAGGTTCTGAAACTAATACCCAAAGTGGCGCATATTCTTCAACAATATCTATCGGTCAAGCAGTTGGTACTTCAGATGATGTGACATTCTCAACATTGACACTTGCTAGTGACTTGATTCACTCAGGCGACACCAATAATAAAATCGCATTCGGCACAGATACGCAGTCTTTCCAAACAGGAGGAACTGCTAGATTCAATATCAGTGATTCAGGATTGCAGATTGGAAGCGGGGCTAGAGTCACAACAATCAACACAGGATTCTCAGACAATAACACTTCTTTGATGACTTCAGCAGCCATCAATGACAGAATAGAATCCTTCGGCTACATCACTTCTCAGATGACATTCATTCTAGAGGATGACGATGGCACTGAGGTTTCCATATCAAACGCTGAAGAGATTAAGTTCCACAGTAGCGATACTAGTATTGACATCAACTATACTGACATATCTCCGGGTTCAGACTCAGACCCATTCGATTTGAGTTTCAAAACTCTACACGCTCCTTATTTGAAAACAGCAGATGATAGAGACTTTGCTCCTGAAGATTTAACCACTAGTCAAAGACAAATCTTCGGATTATTCTCATCAAAGACAGGTTTGGAAGACGGTTCAACTGCTGGCTCTGATTATACTGATACTCTAGTGTTTGATACTTACACAAGTGGCTCAGGTGGAGATGCTAACCTACTAGCACTATCTAAGACTAGTACGAAAAGAATCTATCATTATCGTGCTGCTAGAGATGCTACTAATTGGGGAACTGCCTCAACTGTTGCGTACATTAGTGATATCCCAACAAACACCAATCAACTAACAAATGGTGCAGGTTTTATCACATCAAGACTGGCTGCATCAGATATTACAGGTGCAACTGCACTTACAAGTGGTCTAGCATCAACTGATGAATTAGTATTGAGCGATGCTGGAACTCTGAAGAGAATGGATGTCTCTGTTCTTCAGTCATATATGCAGAGCAATCTCACCTTTACTACTAACACGAATACACAGTTGTCAAATGAGCAAGTACAAGATATCGTTGGAGGCATGTTCTCTAGTAACACTGAGACAGGTATAACGGCAACATACCAAGACAGTGATGGCACAATTGACTTAGTGGTTGGCACGTTGAATCAGGATACGACAGGGAATGCAGCGACAGTAACAGTTGCTCTTGATGAATCTACTAATGCCAACAATACTATTCCATTCCTTAGAAGTGATGGAACATTGGCAAAGGATGGTGGTTTCAGATTCAATCCTTCTATTGATACATTAACTGTGCCAAAGATTCTCACATCAAGTAGTGCAGATATTGCCGCATTGAGCCTCAACGGTGAAGTGCTACAAGTGACTTCAATTTTAGATGAAGACGATTTGGCTTCTAATTCTGCTACTGCTTTGGCAACTCAACAGTCTATCAAAGCATATGTCGATTCAGAGATATCAGGAGTAGGTGGTGGAAGCGGAGACATCACCGCAGTTGTAGCAGGTAACGGTCTAACTGGTGGAGCAACTACTGGTTCTGCAACACTCAACATCGGTGCAGGAACTGGTATTGATGTAACCGCAAATGCAATTGCAGTAGACGTATCTGACTTTATGACCAATGGTGCAAACAACAGAATTGTAACTGCAACAGGCACAGATGCCATGAATGCAGAAGCAGGTCTCACTTGGGATGGTAGCACACTAACAGTCAGTGGAGGTGCGGGAGATGCAGTATTATCATTACAAGCAGACTCAGACAACTCAGGTGAATTAGACCAACCATACATGGAGTTCGTATTAGATGGAGGTACAACACACTCATCTATTGGACATTCATCTGATGTATTCCATAATGACAATACAGACAATAACACATTGATTATCGCTAACTCAGTAGCAGCAAACGATTCAGGTTCAGGAATAGTGTTGAAGACAGGACAATCAGCAGGACATGAGAATGCTGTTGAAAGAATAAGAATATCACCTACTGGTGGTATTAAGTTCCACGATGAATACACATTCCCCGCATCGGATGGTAGTAATGGGCAGGTTCTAACTACCAATGGTAGTGGAACATTATCCTTTACAACAGTAAGCGGTGGTGGTTCAGATACCAATACCTTCGTTATTGTCGGTGAGGAGTCTGATGTTCATATCGCTAGTACGGCGGCTGCTGGTGGAGCAAATGGTTTCCAAATGTCTTTCGGTAATGGAGCAAGGAACACAACTAATTCTTCAACAGGAACAGACTTTGGTGTTGCTTTACCTGTTGCTTGCACATTGTCAAGAATAGACATAGCATTCGGTAATAATGGTAGTGAAACAAATTCCAGCAATCAGACAATGACCGTTTTCAAGAATAGGTCAGCCAGTACAACTACAATGCAATTCAATGCTAGTGGGACTGGTGGTAATGCGTTTGTTAGGTCATTCACATCATTAAGTGGAACTGGTGTATCTTACGCAGCAGGAGATACTTTCAACTTAAGAACAACAGGAATGCAGGGATATACTAATACACAGGTTGGCCCTGCAAGAATGACGGCATACTTTACGGTAGCATGAGGTGATTAGATGGCAATAGGAGAACATGGAGAAGAGATAACGATTAGCATGGAAGAGGCAATGGCAAAGGTCAGATACTCTAGGGACTGGATGTTAGAAACATATGTAGATTTTTATCAATCTAAACCTCTGTTGTATAATGCATTAACACCGACAGAACAACAGGAATTAGCAGATTACAGACAGGCACTTCTCGATTGGCCTGAAGTGTTGCAACAGATATACGGTGACACACCGCCTAACTCATACGCTAAACATCAACCATACCAACCTGATTTCTTTCAGAATCACCCAAGAGGTATAATGTTCGTAGACCCACAATCTCCATTGGGTAGAACACTGAACGGGAACTAAGCCTTCTTCTTTCTTCCCTTCTTAGGAGTCAGGATGTTTCTAGCAGTCTGACAACAATAGCGAATCTTCTGAGTTGACTCTAACTTCCAAAAGGAGTCTCTCTCCAATCCGAACTTATCCTCGATATGACAACACAACTCATACCTGCTCATCTTAGCAAAGTCATCGTCAATCTCCAAACCTAGAACTGGCCCTTCGGGATGGTCTAGTTTCTTATCCAACCAAACATAGGTATGGCCCATGAAGGAAATCAATTTTCTAATCAGCCACTGTTTCATTTCTTAGCCTCCGTCTTCTTCTTCTGCTGCTCGATGAACTTCCTGTATATGGCTGCCTCCTTAGTCTTACCCATTTCTCTTGCTCTTTGCTCCATTGCTATTGCAGCCTGAGTCTTATGTGCGTGGCTTCTATCGCTTCTTCTTATCTTGGCTACTGATTTTCTAGATGTCTCCTCATCCTTGAATCCTAATCCGTGAATAGTTCCCTTTGGATTCTCATCAGTATACAAATCAGAATGCTTCTTTGAGTTTCTTCTTTGTCCCTTCTTTCTTGGAATACGAGGTGCTTTCACTGTGTCAAACCAACTCATACATACGCCCCGCAATAAGTGCAGAAGCATCCTTGTCTTGAAAACACGATTGGTCTAATCCATTCACAAGTGATACATACGCCTAAGTCGAACTCACTTTTCATGGTCTGAACCTACTCCAACACCACAGCCCACGACACAGTTCCCATATAATCATTCATCATCCCATTCTTTGAACATCTCTTCTAGGCATCGTAGAAACATTGCACTGTTTGATTTACTCATTTTAACCACTCCATTTTAGATATGCTATACCAGCAAAAGTGAGAATCAACATCACTATACCTAACGGCATAAGGTTGATTTCTATTTCAGCGTTTATTACGTCTTTTATTATTCGGTCATCTACTAGAAGCATATAGTTTATTTTCTACACTAGGAGGTAAAAATAAATTACGACTTTAAGTGCGCTGCTGTTGCTTGAAAATTGCCCAAAAAAAACCAAAAAAAAGGCGAAGTGGCCTAGTAAAATTAATTACTAGACCACAACGCTTTACATTCTCTGCACTGCCATATGTGCAAAGTCTCAGAAGAACCAACTACCTTGCCTTCTATTCTTCTAGGAATAGTTTCCCTAGAACACTGAAAGCAAACTTTAGCGAGTGCCATTACGACCACGTTCGTCTTCAATCAAGTTCTCCATGTATTCTTCAATGCTTGACTCAGTATACTTACTGTTTCCAAACGCAGCGAAGAATAAAAGAGATATGATGATGACGAATATAATCCATCCGAACCATTCCCAAGGACTCATCTACCACTTCACCTCCAATTCTTTTGCTTTTTCTTCTTCTATGGAAAAACCTTTGACTATATTGTTTTCCTTGCCGTATACCCACAAGTCATAGACCAATTCACAATCCTTCAGACAGTAATCTGCTACTTCAGTGTATCTACCTGCTTTCCATACTAGAGGAGCATCAGCACTTTCCATTAACTTCTCAGCACCTAATGTGTGATGAACAAGATTGGAAAGGCTGAATCTCTCACCGTATTCCTTATTCAATATCCTGCTAGTATCGATGTATGCTTTCTTATCTAGGTATTCCTTGATGCAATAGATGTCCATTGCATTCTTCAGCACAGCCAAATCAAAAGAGACAATGTTATGTCCTAACAATACACCATCGTTCTGTCGATGTGCATCCAAGTCAAACTTCAATTCTGATAATGGTTTGACAACCACATTTGATTTGCGTATGGATGATATTGGCTCGTCAATATAGACTGTTCCAGTGTTTCCATCCCATGTGCATACAGTAGACACTTGAAACATGTGAGTATTACCCCAACCCCCAATTTCATGAGAGTAGTTCTTTGTCTCAATGTCAAGGGCTAAGACGTTCACTCGTCACCACTTTCCCCTGTCCAAAGATTTGCAAGTTTCTTAGCCTGAGCCTCTTTTGGATTTGGTGCTTGGATTAGGTTTGGTTTAACCATCCATGCAACTAGATGTTCTCCACCACCAACTGTTATCATTGTTGATAGATACCATCCATCGTTCCCATATGTATTCAGGGACTCATTTATCGTTTTTGGGCCATCACTTACTGGAAACACCAAGAATTGATGTTCGTATGTATCTTTTTTTGTCATTCTTTTTCCTCCTTACTTTTCATTCTCACATATGCTCGTATGCCGATTTTCTTGTTATCGAACATATCTGAAATCTCCTTAAACTGTCTGTATATGGTTGCTTGTCCTTTCTTAGTATCTTCCCTTACTTTTCCTAACAATAGTGCTTTATTCACCCAACCATCATCATCTTCTCTTAGCAACTTAGTGTATGCTGTTCTAAACGCATTAACATTTACTTTCTCATGTAAAGCAGTTGCCTTCACCTTCAAGGCTACATCAAGCCACGTTACCAGCGATTTATAGCATTGTCGAATGACCGAAGAGGCTTGACGTACATGCCTTTCAGTGACAATGAACCTCTTTTCTTTGTCTTTGATGTTCGGTGCTTCAGCGATACAACACAGGACTGCGAGCCTAGTCATAGTCTGATTCAGCCTTGTGATGAAGTTGCCAGCAATCTCAAACACTTCGGGTCTACTGCTAGATACATAGTTTCTCATCTTGTTAGATTCATTCTTTAATGCATCATTAAATCCTCTACCAAATCTAATTGTATGTAGGGGGTCATTACCTGCATCTTCATATCTCTCCCTGAGAGCATCGTAGATTAAACCAAAGTTGTTAGCATGTTTCTGAATAGGTGCATTCTTTGGTTTGATTGTTCCTATCTCATCTAGAATCATGTCTCTCAACTCATCCTGTATTTCCTGTGGAACTTCTTGGATGTAGATGAGGGTTCTTTGAATAACACCTTTCTCTGCAATCACATTTGTTAGTGTCTTAGGAATATATGTTGTTGAGTATAGACTTCTTTGGCTTCTGCACTCAATCATATCTCCTTCCTTTAGTTTCTTTTCTATAATCCAGTTCTCTCCCCAAAGAGTGTTCATTAACTTATTCAAGTACATGATAACATTCTCTTTGTGTTGAGACACTTTGAAAACTCCTGAGTATTCAAACTCATCATAGGCAATCAATCCACTTCCCTCTAGGCCACCATCGATTTTGACAATCTGTTCTTCCCAAGTAGTGTTTCCTTCTTCATCCTCTACTGCTACTCGTTCCTTCGTGTTAGAACCTATCAAGGCAGCATCAGTAGCATCGTCCACAGAAAAGACATTGAACTCAGTTCCGTGTTTCGCATTTATCATTCTGAATGATTCCCTAGCAACAGGCCCAAAGAAGTTATACAATTCTGTTTTTCCTGTTCCTGATGTCTGCATCCAAATAAATTGTATTCTAGTATCATCTCTTCTAGTACCACTTGGTATAACAACCATGTCTTTTGCTAACTGTCCTAAGATAACAAAGAAACCAATTGCTGCTGGTATCTCATTATACTTCGACATGTCTGCTGCATCTTTCACATACTGTTCTACTACCTTTGGCAAACTGTTCTTCTTCTCTATCGGAGTGATTACATTCTCACTCAATCCTTCGTAGTATAGTCGGTCTTCATCATATTCATCATTTTCATTATTCATTCATATCACCATTTCTTCTTCTTTGTTCAGCACATCGATTACCCTCTTGGCAATCACCTTACCAAAGCCTTCCAGTTCACATATCTCTTCAACTGATGCTTCTCCTATCTCCATAATAGAGCCGAACTTATCTATCAGGAGTTTCGCTTTCTTCGGGCTTATGCCCTTTATTGTGCATAGCACATCTATTCTCAAATCAGTAGTCGCTATACGCTTTCTGAT